AGTTTGGAATAGTTATATGATACATAGATTTTTATCTATGAACCCTGATTATATAGAAGTTGTAAACTATGTTCAAGACTTCCCTCCACAGGAAAAAAGAATGATTTATAACATATATAGAGAATTTATTCCTAAAAATAATAAATGGAGTAAATATATCAAGTCTAAGGTAAAACAACCTAACACAGATTTAGTTAATCATATTAAAGATAACTTTCAATGTTCAAGCAAAGAAGCGAAGGAATACATAACTCTTTTGGATATTAACGAAATTAGTCGTATATTATCAAATAGAGGATTAAATAAAAAAGAAATAAAACCCTTAGTAAAATGACAAAAGAATTATACAATATGTTATATACCTCGGCTCATGCATCAAAAGCAAAAGCCTTATTATCATTAGAATTATTAGGTAATAAAGGAGTAGGTATTGGCGATCACTCAACTGATGATTATTATAAAAATGCAGAAGAAGCTCTCATTATGTTAGTAGATGCAGATGATAGACTCCAATGTTTAAACGATTATTTTCCACAAAAAACAACAATAAATGGGTAGTTTAATTTCAAAACAGCAAATTATGAACAATAGAGAAATTTTACTTGCTAAAAACTTTAATGGGACATCAAATCAAACAGCAGTAGATAAATTTGAGGAAGAATACCCAGATTTAAGCGTTGAATTTATTAAGATACAACAAGAAATGTATGTTATGTTTGCAGCTAAACATTTAGACTATGGTTTAAATAATATAACATTAGGCGGAGATATCGTTAATAATAGCGATGATAAAAAATTCTCACTAACTGGGTTGTGTATTAGATTAACTGATAAAATATCACGTTTAAAAAATCTATTAATTAATGGTAAGAATTATGTAAAAGGTGAAGGTATGGAAGATACTTTTATTGATATAGCTAATTATGGTATTATTTCACTCTTAGTTGGGCGTAATAAATGGAAAAAATAGTTTGGCAAGAAAAATCCCAAAAATAGTAAAGGATATTATAAATAATCCACCTACACCCATAAATTTTGCATATCAAAAGAATATATCATTCTCACAGATGTCAATATTTAGAGGTTGTCAATATAGATGGAAGTTACAATATAAAGATAAGATAAAGCGATTTACTTCATCTATTCATACTGTTTTTGGTACTGCTGTCCATGAAGTAATGCAACATTATTTAGATGTAATGTACGAGCAATCTGCTGCATTTGCCGATCGAGACATAGACATGGAAGAATTATTTCAAGAAAAGTATATAGCTGAATATCAAAAGCAATATAAGGCAAATAAAAGCCAACATTTCTCTGATGCTCTTGAAATGAGGGAATTTTTTGAAGATGGTGTTGCTATTTTAGAATGGTTTAAGAAAAAACGTAGTAGATATTTTAGTAAAAAGGGTACATACCTAGTTGGTTGTGAAATACCAATTGTAGTAGCACCAAATAAAATGTTAAATAACGTATTATACATGGGGTATCTAGATGTTGTCACATACCATGAACCAACAGATACATTCAAAATAATCGACATAAAAACCAGTACTAAAGGGTGGAATGATTATACTAAAAAAGATGAAAACAAGCAATACCAGTTATTATTATACAAGCAATATTTCTCTGAACAATATAATATTCCATTAGATAAAATCGAAATTGAATTCTTTATATTAAAAAGAAAAGTATTAGACGCTGATGACGAAAATTTAATGTCACCATATCAAGCTTATAGGGTACAACAGTTTACTCCTCCTAGTGGAAAAATAAAATTAGGTAGAGCAAAAAAGGCAGTTAGTGATTTTATTGAGGAGTGTTTTGACATTAGAGGTAAAATAAGAGAAAATTTATATCCTAAAACCCCATCAAAATGGAATTGTAAATTCTGTCCCTATGGAGATGATAAAGAATTATGTGGAGCAGGTGCTCATTTTTCGTAGATTCATACATATGTATATATAATAAATAACGTTTTAATAAATAGAGATTATGAGTACAACAAAAAACCAGACACTAACTAGTGTCAAAGTACAAACCCCCCTATTCGAGGAATTTAAAATTGAATGTGTAAAACGTAAATTTTCATTTCAAAAACTTGCAGACCGTGCTTTGTTTTTGTATCTTACAGACGAAGATTTCCGTAAAAAAATTACTAATCAAATCAATCTCGAAATAAAGGACTATGAGTAAGAAATTTAAATATATCCCTAAGGATAAACGAAAAAAAATACTTTTAATTTGTGATGATATTAGAGTACATTCTGGAGTAGCTACGGTTGCTAAAGAAATTGTAGTTCATACAGCAAATCATTTTAACTGGAGTCAAATAGCAGGTGCTATAAAACACCCAGAAAAGGGTAAAGTACTTGATTTATCTAGTGAAACCAATAAAATGGCCAGAATTGATGATACTTATGTTAAATTGTTTCCAGTAGATGGTTATGGTAATGAACAAATTTTAAGGGATATTATCAGGGTTGAAAAACCAGATGCCATAATGCTATTTACAGATCCAAGGTATTTTGATTTTGTCTTTAGAATGGAAGCTGAAATTAGAAAAACATGCCCCATTATTTATCTTAACATTTGGGATGATTTACCAGCTCCAATGTATAATAGTGCTTTTTACGAAGCTTGTGATCTTTTATTAGGTATTTCAAAACAAACTGTAAACATTAATAAGCTCGTTTTAAAAGATAAAGAAAAAAATAGACTATTTAAGTATTTACCTCATGGTAAAAATGAAAACATATACTATCCCTTAACACAAGAAGAAAAATCAACTAAAGAATTTAAAGATTTTAAAAAGAGTTTATTTAAAAATAAAACCCCTAAATTTATTTCTTTCTTTAACTCTCGAAACATTAGAAGAAAACAAATTCCTGATACCCTATTAGCATTTAGAGAATTTTTATATTCCCTTCCTAAAGAAGAAGCTAAAGACTGTTATCTAGTACTACATACTGAAGCAGTAACTGATCATGGTACTGATTTATATAAAGTAAGAGAATTTTTGTTTGGTGAAGATTTTGAGGACCAAATTATATTCTCTCATCAAAAATATGATGATAAAGTATTAAATTGGTTATATAATATAGCAGATGTTCAAATTCTAATTACTTCTAATGAAGGGTGGGGATTAACATTAACAGAAGCTATACTATCAGGAACACCTATTATTGCCAACACAACAGGTGGAATGCAAGATCAAATGAGGTTTGTGGATAACAACGGAGAATGGTTTACACCTGATGCTAATGTTCCTTCAAACCATAGAGGTACTTATAAAGAACATGGTGAGTGGGCTTTTCCAGTATATCCTGCTTCAAGATCAATTCAAGGTTCTCCTCCAACTCCTTATATATTTGACGATAGATGTAAGTGGGAAGATGTTACTGAAAGATTAAAAGAAGTATATTCTATAGATAAGGATGAACTTAAAGCCCGAGGATTAAAAGGTAGAGAATGGGCTATAGGAAATGAAGCAGGTTTTACTTCAGGACATCAAGCTGAAAGATTTGTAAGTGCTGTTAATGAATTATTTGATACTTGGGAACCAAGAGAAAAATATGAAATAGTAAATGCTAATGAATATAAAGGAAAATTTTTAAACCATAAAATAATTTATTAATGAGTAAACCAATTTTTATAATAAGCTGCCCTTTTGATACTTATAGTGGTTATGGAGCACGCTCAAGAGATATAGTAAAAGCTATAGTACAATCAGATAAATATAATGTAAAATTGCTACCACAAAGATGGGGATCTACATCATGGGGTTTTTGCGAATCACACCCTGAATGGGAATTTTTAAATGATTTAAAAGTATTAAAAGTAGAATCTAAACCTGACATTTGGATGCAGATAACTATCCCAAATGAATTTCAAGCTGTTGGTAAGTACAATATTGGATGTACTGCAGGAATTGAAGCTGATTTATGCAAACCCGAATGGGTTGAAGGGTTAAACAGAATGGATAGAAATTTTGTTTCCTCAAAGTTCACAAAAGCAATGTTTGAGTCACAGTCTTTTGATAAAAAATCAAGACAAACAAACCAAGTTATAGGGAATGTTAAATTAGAAAAACCTATAGATGTTGTTTTTGAAGGTGTAAATTTAGATATTTATAAACCCTTAAAAAATAGCGAATTAAATACCTTTGATTTTACGGGTATTAAAGAATCATTTTGTTACCTATTTGTAGGACATTGGATGAAGGCGGATTTTGGACATGATAGAAAAAATGTTAGTTTGTTAGTAAAGGCATTTTACGAAACGTTTAAAAATAAGAAAAAACAACCTGCACTAATATTAAAATCTTCTACTGGTGTAGCAGGTTATATGAGTAGAGATGAGATCTTAGATAAAATTAAACATATCAAAAAATCAGTGGATGGTAAAAACTTACCTAATGTATATGTCTTAAATGGGGAATTCACAGATTCAGAGATGAATGAGTTGTATAATAACCCTAAAGTAAAAGCTATGGTTAGTTTAACTAAGGGAGAAGGATTTGGTAGACCATTGTTAGAATTCACAACTTCTGGAAAACCTGTTTTAGCTTCTGGTTGGTCAGGTCATACTGATTTTCTACATAAAGAATTTTCAACACTTATTCCTGGGGAACTTGAATTAGTTCACCCATCAGCCGCTAATAATTGGTTAGTCCCAGAAGCTAAATGGTTTAAGCCAGATACTAGATATGTTGGTGGTATGTTTAAAGACATATTTGAAAAATACAAAGACTTTTTAAATAATAGTGAAAGACAAAGATATTATACTGAACAAAATTATAGTTGGAATCATATGGAAAAATTAGTTAATCAAATTTTAGATGACAATATACCAGAATTCCCTAAAAAAATGGAGTTAAAACTCCCAGAATTAAATATACCTAAATTATGAAACACGACTCATTAAAGGAATGTACTAGATGCGGCTCAGACGCATGTTATTCACAAGAAGTAACCAAGGATATTAATATTGAAATGTGTTATGGGTGTGGTTTCCAAAGTAATAGTATTATCAAAAAAGGAAACGACTTCTTCAACCAACAATTTGAAAACCTCCCTGAATTGTATAAAGAATTAATGGATGAAGAAGAAGAAACAGGTAAAGTATGGATGCCCACTATTATCAATTTAAAAGATAAAGGTATGGTTTTTGCTGATGGGACAGGTAGAGATAATTGGAGATGGGCTGCTGTTAAAGCAATACCCGTACTTGAAGAAGAATTAGAAAAATATAAGGGAGAAAAACATAGAGCAGATATGTCCACTATAAAACATTTTGAAGAACGTGGATTTATAGAAGCACTTTCGTATATTGGAGTATTACCAGAATAAAATATGAAGATACTAGTTACAGGGGGAGTTGGGTTTATAGGTACAGCTTTAATCAAAAAGTTACTAAATGAAGGATATAATGTCCATTCATTAGATAACTATGAAGTTGGGTTAAAAGAGAATGAAGTTGATGGTTGTAATTACCATGTAGGGGATATTGAGAATATTCACCTTATGGATAAAGACTTTGACTTAATATTTCATTTAGCTGCACTATCCAGAATCCAACCCTCATTTAACAACCCAACAGAAACCTTTAGAGTTAATACTATTGGTACTCAAGATGTATGTGAATTCGCTAGATTATCGGGAGCTAAAGTTATATATGCTGGTTCCTCTTCTAGGTGGCATAACCCATACCAATCACCTTACGCCGCGTGTAAACACATGGGAGAAGAAGCATGTAAGATGTATAAAAAAACCTATGGAATGGATATCGAAATAGTCAGATTCTATAATGTATATGGTCCAGGTGAAATAGTAGATGGAGATTGGGCTGCTGTAGTAGGTAAATGGAGACGTCAAGTTAAAAATGGTGAACCCATTACTATTGTGGGTGATGGAGAGCAACGAAGGGATTTTACACACATAGATGACATAATAGAAGGGTTATGGAAGATTGGAGTTAAGGATATTAAACATGAAGATGCCTGGGAATTAGGAACAGGTATGAATTATTCTATTAATGAAGTGTATAACTGGTTTAAAGAAAGATTTGAAGTTGAATCCATTACAATACCAGACCAATCTGGTAACTATAGAGAAACTATTCGTGAAAATGATGACAGTTTAAAAAAATTAAATTGGAAACCAACTGATCAATTAAAAAATTATATATTAAAGTTATGAAAATAAGTTATGCTATAACAGTATGTGATGAATTTCTTGAAATACAGAGACTCCTCTCATTATTGCTAAATAATAAAAGAAGACAAGATGAAGTCGTAGTATTAGTTGATTTATCTAAAAATAAACCAACATCTGAATTACTAAGATACCTTCATGAACTAAGCTCAGAAGATTATATTATTTTAGTTGAATATACTTTTAAAGGGCATTTTGCTGATTGGAAAAATTTATTAACAAAATCATGCAGTGGGGATTATATATTTCAAATAGATGCAGATGAATATCCTAATAAAGAGTTAATAGAAACACTTCCATTTTTATTAGAGATGAATAAAGATGTAGATGTTATGTTAGTACCTAGGGTAAATACTGTAAAAGGACTAACTCAAGACCATATAGCAAAATGGAGGTGGAGTGTAAATGAAAAAGAATGGGTAAATTGGCCTGATTACCAGTGGAGAATTTATAAAAACGATCCTACTATAAAATGGGTAAATAAAGTACATGAAAAATTAGAAGGGTTTAAACAGTATGCTACTTTACCTATGGAAGAAGGATTTGCTCTATATCACCCAAAAGATATTGAACGTCAAGAAAAACAAAATAATTATTATAGTACGTTATGAAAATATTATATGTAACAAATTATAATAGTATCGCCAGAGCAAGTGGTGGGTTTATAAATGACTACCAAAATGATTTAGTGTTTTATGGATTAAGAGAGTTATATGGGGATGATGTAGTTGATTCTACACAAATAATCTCTCTTTATAAAGAATATGAAAATAAAATAAACCCAAGACATCTTTGGGGTGGAATGACTACTTTCTGGCTTATAGGAGAAAATAATATTGACAGAACTAATATTGAACAAAAAATTAAGGATAATTATTATGATTTAATTATTTATGGTGCTATCCAACGTTGTAAAGACTATTATGAATTAGTTTCACAACATTATTCTGATGATAAAATAATATTAATCGATGGTAATGATGAAACCGATTTAGATCCCCTATATAAAAAACACTTATATTTTAAACGTGAATTAATAGAAGAACACCCAAATCTAATTCCCATTACATTCGCAATACCAACACCTAAATTATCTAAACCTACTAAAAATAAATCACAAAATTACGCTACATGCATCCCAGGTCAACCTGAAACCTATATTTTCAAATCAGAACAACCCTACTACAAAGACTATCAAAAGTCATACTATGGGGTTACTATGAAAAAGGCAGGTTGGGATTGTATGAGGCATTACGAAATACTAGGTAATTACTGTATGCCTTATTTTACAGATTTAGAAGATTGCCCTAAAGATACTTTATCTCAATTCCCTAAAAAATTACTATTAGAAGCTAAGGAATTAGCTAATAACTTTGATAAACAAAAATATTATATTATATTAGACAAAGTGTTTGAACACACAAAACAACATTTAACTACTAAAAGTTTAGCTGAATATGTTATTAAAAAAAGTTATAAATAAATCTTATTATGGTGCCAGTAATTATATTGGTAACTCAAATGATCTTATAAAGTTAGAACAACTTATTTTATACAATTTAAAAGTATTAAAAGAGTATAAAGGTATTATAGTAGCTACTAATTACAAAGACTTAGATTTAGCCATTAAAAATGCAGAAATATGGTTAAGGTATTTTCCTGATTGTCATATTATTGATTTAAACGAAAATAGGGGACATAATTTTGGAACAGCAGATTTAGATAATGCTTTATTTGATTATTGTAAACAAAACAATATAGAATGGTTATGTAAATCCTCAGGTGATATTATTTTAGAAACAGGAGTTCTTAATAATGAAATTGAAGAGAGTGATTTTTATTACTTGAATGGGATTGGTTATGGTGGAATGGTAAAATATAATTTTGATTTAGATAGAATTATTAAAGAAGATTTCTACCCACAAACTAATCTATATTTTATAAATGTGTCTAAAACTGATTATCTAAATGATAAGGATTACATTAATAATACATATGATACTATTAAAGATGATTTTGAATATAATGGTAAAATTTGGGAGTATTTTAGTGGTTGGAGTTGTGAGGATTTCTTAAAAAATTGTATCATTAGAAATAATCTTTCCACGTGTCATTTGGTTTCTCCAAAAAATTATCGTATATTATTGGAATATATAAAGGATTCCCAAATCCATGATTGTAGTCATAAAAACATAATGATTGAGAATATTTGTCATTTACACAATGGTGTTAACATAATAAAACTTTAAAATTAAATATGAAACAAACAAAGAAAATTTGGTATGCTCCTTATAAATTTGAAGCATACGGGCAAGAAGAAATTGATGCCGTTGTAGAATCACTAAAGAGTGGTTGGTTAGGTGGACAAGGTCCTAAATCTATAGAATTTGAAGAAAAAGTAGCTAAAAGATTTGGTAAAAAATATGGTGTATTTGTTAATTCAGGTTCATCAGCATGTTTATTAGCAATTGCTGCTTTAGATTTACCTAAAGGGACTAAAATTATTACTCCGTCATGTACGTTTGCTACAACTGTAGCACCTATTATTCAACTAGGGTATGTACCTGTATTTGTTGACGTTGATTTAACCACATATTGTGCCAATTTTGACCAAATTATGGCCAAAATCACAGACGATACATCAGCACTTATGTTACCTAATTTAATTGGTAATAAACCGGATTGGCCTAGAATAAAAAAGGCATTAATCGATATGGGTCGTGAAGATATATACTTAATTGAAGATTCAGCTGATACCTTAACTAAAACACCTGAAACCGATGTTGCAACTACTAGTTTTTATGCCTCTCATGTTATTACAGCAGGTGGTGTAGGTGGTATGGTAATGTATAATGATAAAAAACATGTAACTAAATGTCTACAGTATCGTGATTGGGGTCGTTTAGGTGATGATTCAGAAATAGTAGCAGATAGATTTAACCATGTTGTAGATGGTATTCCTTATGATCATAAATTTCTATATAGTGTATTAGGATACCATATGAAAGCTAGTGAAATGAATGCTGCCTTTGGAATAGTACAATTAGAAAGATTTAAAACAAACTCTGGAATTAGAAGAGCTAATTTTGAACGTTATTTGGAAAATTTAAAAGATGTAAAAGAATTAACTTTACCTGATGATAGCTTACAACCAAACTGGTTAGCAATACCTTTTCAAACAGAAAATAGATTTGATTTATTATCATTTTTAGAAGAAAACAACATTCAAACTCGAGTAACATTTGCTGGTAATGTAACAAGGCATCCTGTTTATCGTGAATACTTAGAAGATTTTAAAAATGCAGATTTGATTATGAAAAATGGGTTTTTATTAGGAGCACATCATGGTATGACACTTGAAGACGTAGATATTGTTTGTAATAAAATTAAAGAATTTTTTAATAAATAGATAAATAGATGAATGTATTAATATTAGGAGATGGGTTATTAGGTAAAGAAATAGCATCTCAAACCAAATGGGATATTGCTTCTAGAAAATTAGGTAATTTACCTGATATTAATGAGTTTGGAGAACTATCCAATTTAATATACACTTATGATGTTGTAATAAATTGTATAGCACATACAGATACCTATTCCCCCAATAAAATGGCTCATTATGATGTTAATTATAAATTTGCATCGGATATAAGTGATATTTGTAATAATGAAAGTGTAAAATTAGTCCATATATCTACTGAGTTTGTTTATGCTAATAATGAAAAACGACCTACCGAAGATGATATACCAATTCCTGAAAATACTTGGTATGGGTATACTAAGTTATTAGCTGATGAATATATCCAATTGTGTAATAGTAACTATTTAATTTGTAGAGAATTACATAAACCTAATCCTTTTCCTTATGATAGGGTTTGGAAGGTCCAAACATCAGGGGACACTGTTGATAAAATATCTAATTTAATAATAGAATTAGTAAATAAAAATGCTAGTGGGGTTTTTAATGTTGGAACTGGGGATAAATGGTTAAAAGAACTTGCCCCAAAAACAAGTAAAGAAATTCCACCTCCATTTAAAACACCAACTGATACTAGAATGGATTTAACTAAATTAAATAAATTTTTAAATGAGAATAATATATAGAATATCGGATGTAGGTTATAATAAAGTAAAACCTGATTATATCAACAATGAAAATTGTTTAGCAAATGCTGCTAAGGTATTTGATAATGCTATTTGGAGTATTATAGCAGATAATATATCACCTGGTACTAATGATATGATTCAAAAGTATTTAACACGTAATTGTATCTTATATGTCGAAAAAGGTAATGGGGCTGCAACATTTAATCTAGCGTTAGATGAAGCTTTAACATATGACGATGATGAAATTATTTATTTTATAGAAAATGATTACGTACATAAACCTGAATCTCAGAAAATATTAGAAGAAGGATTTAAACTTGGAGCATCTTTTGTAGCATTATATGACCATCCAGATAAATATATTACACCCGAAGATGGTGGTAATCCTTACTGTCAAGGTGGAGCTGAAGATACAAGAGTATATTTAACTGATTCTTGCCATTGGAAGATAACTAATAGTACTACTATGACTTTTGCTGCTAAAGTAAAAACACTTAAAATAGTAGAACCAACACTTAGAGCATATACTACAGGTACCTATCCACAAGATTTTAAAATGTTTTTAGACTTAAGAAAACAAGGACATTTACTAGTAACACCATTACCAGGTTATTCTACACATGGAGAAACTGCATGGTTAACCCCTTTAACTGATTGGGAAAAACATATAAAATGATAACAGTAGTAATTACAACTTATAAAGAACCTAAGGCATTAGACATTTGCTTACAATCGGCTATTGAAGGGCAACTACATGACAATCAAATCATTGTAGTAGTAGATGGTTATTATGATTTAAATAAAGATGTATTATACAAATATAAAGAGAAAATTAATATACTTAATTTAGAAGATAACTTAGGCATGATACGGGCTATGAATTTAGGCCATTATAATGCCAAATATGATTTAGTATTCCATGTTCAGGATGACAATGTATTTCCTTATAATTGGGATGAAAGATTACTAGAACATTATGAAGAGGGGTCAGTTTTAACCCCCAATCAAGTTGAACCTAACCCTAGTATGTTTCCTCAATTTAATATAAAGAATTTGGGAACAGACTTAGATAACTTTGATTTATCTTTATTCTGGGAACATGATAAGACAATATCCGAAAATAAATCTGATGAATGTGGATCTACATTTCCATTTTTAATATCCAAATCTGATTACTTAAAAATAGGAGGGTTTGATGAATCATATCCTGGACCTTGGGTTGTTGATTGGGAGTTTTTTATGAAATGTCAAATGAATGGAATGAAAATGATTAGAACTTATAATTGTCATTTTTACCATTTTGTATCATTAGGAACTAAATCCCCAGAACAATTAGAAGAAGCAAAACATAAAGAAGGTTTATGCCATAAATTTGCCTCATATAAATGGGGTTCGTATATTAAACATAACCCACAAAACAATATAAAATATATTTAATGGAACAAATAATAGGATTTACAGCTGGTAACTTTGATTTAATACATCCTGGTTATATTTACACATTTGAAGAAGCAAAACGTCATTGTGATTACTTTATGGTATTTTTACAACGTGACCCTTCTGAAACTAGGTTTACTAAATACAAACCCGTTATTCCTTTATATGAAAGGTATAAAACATTAATGGCTATAAAATATGTAGATGAAGTAGTGACATATCAAACTGAAGATGAGTTAATAAAATTAATAGAGTTTTATAACCCACATATCAGAATATTAGGTGACGATTATATAGGTAAAAGATTTACAGGTGATTATTTACCCCTAGAAATTATTTACACTACTAGATCTCATGGTTGGTCAACAACTAAATTAAAAAATATGATTACAAAACAAACAGTACTACAAAACCCAGACGTTATAAATGAAAAAGATTAGTGACCATAGAGGATTATTTTTTTTAGATAATGAAGTTGACTATGATCAAATATTTATAGCAACTAATGAAGCAAGACATACCTTTAGAGGTATGCATTTTCAATCTAATCCCTATCAAGTTAAATATTTAACGGTTATACAAGGTGAAGTTTTAGACTTTTTATATAATCTTAAAACTGGGGAAGTAAAAGAATACCAATTAAATCATAACAGTGATACCCTTGCTATAACTGAAGAATATGCTCATGGCTATTTAACATTAGTACCTAATACTATTATATATTACGGTGTAATAGGAAAATACAATCCTAAAACATATAAAAGCATTGTATGGGACACAATCCCAGAGATAAATGCAAGAATAAAGCAAGTTGTAAATAATACTGATAAAATAACAATTTCAGAAAAAGATAAATTAGGAAAATGAGAATAATTGTAACAGGTGCATGTGGTTTTATTGGTTCACATTTTGTAAACTTAATTGGTAATCAAGACCCAACAATAGAAATAGTAGTAGTATAGTTGGTTGTATAATATTTTTTTTGTATATTTATACATTAGCAATAATAAAATAAGATAATAAAATATGCCTAATTCAGTTAAATATAATACAGAGAGTGAAGCAAATGCTTTAAGAGTAGGTAACATGCACATTGGTACAGGTGATGTACCTAAAGGTCCTACTTCAACAACCGGATTTTATGGTGGTATAAACCCACCAAATGGTGGTTATACTATATATGAAAATAAGGCAGCAAGTGGGTCTTCAATGACATGCCCTACTAGTGATGCAGAATTAATTTCAGTAACTAATCAAATAGCAGGTGCCTCTTATACAACTATAAATGAATGTTTTACATACTTTGATGGTCAAAGTGATAAATTTGTAATGCATAATCCAATAAACCCCATAGTAACTGATGGGTTAGTGCTAATTTTAGATGCTAACCTCATTCCTTCATACCCTCAAAGCGGTACAGACTGGAATGATTTATCAGGTCAAGGTGCAAATGCTGAGGCAGTTAATATGCCAACATGGAATTCAAATGGGTGGTTTACATTTGATGGTGTGGATGATGAAATTAATGGTGTAGATATGGAGCAAGAATACAGAGATTTATTTTTTGTAGGTAGAACAAATAAAACAGGTTCTGGTGTACATATGTTATTTGGGAAAATTCAAACAGCAGATGATTCTTTAAGATTTCAAGGGCCTTATTTAAGAGCAGCAAGTTCTGTAGATAATAATGATTGGCAATATGGTGCAGTAGGAGATGTTTTTATCAATGGTGAGTTTGATGCTTTAGCTGGGGGTAATTATGATTTGAGTAATAGAATGAATTTTGTTAGAAGCTATAGAAGTAATAATATTGGTTTTGGCACTTCATTTAGATATGAAATATCTTCTGAGTTTT